CTCCATATCCTTCAATACCGACGTTAGTATTTCACAAGCGTCGATTTTTTTATCGGAGGTATAACCCTTCATTTGTTTCAATCGGGGTAAAGTGGAGGTCTTGAAATTGTTGCGGATGTAAGTAGTATTTTTCATAATTTTTTTTGTTTGTTTAATTGTGAGGTATAAAGGTAAAGAAATATTTTATAATAAAAAAAATATTAGAAAAAAAAACCTCCACTCGCTCGGAACGGAGGAAAAGGGAAACAATGGCGACAAACCCTTTTTTTGATTACCATTATTGTTTAGAGTATTTCGATAAATGATTTTGGTAATAATTATACTCCTTTTTAATTTCAAGTTCTTTTAGAAGTAGTTTCTCAACTTGGTCTTTTGTTCTTATTATCTTTTCCATTTCTAATTTGTTTATATCTAAATATAAATATAAATACCCTATAGGTAAAGAAGAAATAAAAAAAAAGTTAAATATTTTTTATTTAACTTTTAGAAAAGAAGGGGGGGTTTGGTAAAGCATCTAAAATAGAAATGGGAAAAACAAACAAGAGAACCTCCCCCCCTAATACCTATTATAACTAATAGTATCTTGGTAATCAATAATTATTCGCAATTTAATAGTTTCCCAAATGGATCTACAGCAACAAAGTTAGGAGTTGGTGTTCCATTATACTCTGTGAATATACTAGTCACAAGGGTATTACCATTTGATAGTGTCAAAATTGGACTTGAAAATGTATTTACAAAATCAAAATCAAAACCAGTTCCACTATTGAAAGTAGTATCACGGGATCCGTCGTTATTTATTCTTGTAAATCCTCCAACAGCAACTCCGTTATAGTTGTCAAAGTTTCCAGCAACAACATATTTACCATTTTTGATGTTTATATCAAAAACATATCCCCCTCCAACATTTTTAGTAAATCCTGAACCGATACTAAAGGTATTATCTAATGTATCAGTTGAGTTTAACCTAACAATTCTATTACGACTTTGACCGCTATATTGTGTAAATGCTCCTCCGACAATAATTTTTCCATCAGAGTCAATTTCAAGTGAATACACATCATTATTGAATCCTCCACCAAGACCAAAAGTCGTATCCAAAGAACCATTAGTATTTAATCTACAAATACGACCTAATGAAGTTGTCCCTCCTGATATAAACGCCCCTCCGACAATACTTTTTCCGTCCTGTTGGAGTTTTATTTGATAAATTGTATTATCAAATGAAGAAGGACTGAATGAAATATCCAAAGAACCATCAGTATTTAATCTTGCTATTCTAGTTCTTTGAGTTCCACTATAACTAGTAAAATCACCACCACATAATATTTTTCCATCTTCTTGAACCGCAACAGCCCACACAGAAGCAGAAAAACCAGTTCCAATTACAAATGAAGTATCCAAAGAACCATCAGTATTTAATCTTGCGATTCTTCTTCTTGCGACTCCGTTATAAGTAGTAAATCCTCCACCTATTATAATTTTTCCGTCAGGTTGTAATGCCATTGCGTAAATATCAGCATTTGTAGCCGTACCAGCATCAAATGTAGTATCAACGGACAAATCAGTATTAAACCTCTGTATTCTTGTAATTGATGTATCACCATCATATTCTGTGAAATAACCAGCGACAATCGCTTTTCCATCAGGTTGTTCTATCATCAACTCCGCAGTTCCAGAGTTATCAGTATTGAATGACTTGAGGTCAAAACAACTAACCGAAGGATCGGACACAGCCATAGTTAAACTATCTCCTGATTGAAGAATAGGGGTCTGAACTGATATTAAACCTGAACCATATGTATCAGTTGAATATAAAGTATTATTTACATAGGTGTCTATCTTGGCGTCCCCTTGTTGAAGCATCATAAGAATACTCCCAAACGGAGATCCTTTAGTATCGTTTATTTCCGTATTAGTACCGCTAATTAAATCACCTTCAACCAAAGGTAAAGAACCATCGGTTATAGTCAATTCGCCAGTCGTACTACTCGGCGTAGATAATGTAGTAATTACCGCTGAAGCCGAAGTATTTGATATTGAAAAACTCATATTTTTTATTTTTTTAGTTTAATTTATTTATTTATGTAGGACTCGATAAGGTCGATATGTCCGTCCATATAAGAAACGTCGTGTATCATTCCTAATTCTTCGTCTATTTCATCTATAAGATCGTAGAAGTCATCAACTAATATTTCCGCTTGATTGAGTTGTTCCGTAGTCGCCGTCTTATCCTCTAATACCTTCGCTTCGATCTGAAATACATTATCAGCGATTTGAGCCGCACTCCTTATCATACCCGCCGTTTCTTCGTCGGGGTTCATACTAATTAAATGGTCGAAGGTCGCTTGGGCTCCCGGACAAATATAAAAGTATTTCGTATTATAACCCAAGACGCTCATTTCGCTGAACTCTACGGGTTCTATAAGTAAATTATCACTCATAACGATTGGAGTATTAGGTACTACTACTTTAGAAGCGCATTCTCTATAGGCTTGTTTATAATCAATCCCTGTAGCCCTTTTCCGAGCGATACAACGACCTAACGTTGAGTCCGCAGGTATATTAGAATCCTCAAACTTACCCCACCATCTATAAAACTCCGAATAACTATTTAGACAATACCCCATACGTTCCTTCATCATAGGGTACATTTCTCTCATTTTAGAATTAGAGGAACAACGCTTTAGATAAACCCCTCTATTCTCCTTACGTCTTGGCTGAATAACGAACGTATCTTTTTCTTTATCTTTAGACATCTTCGTTTTTTCTAACTGACTATAACATACCGCGAGTCGTTGCTCAAACGAGGGGAACTCGTCCGATACTTTAACAGCACATCTTGATATAAACTCGCTGTCCGTTTCTTTGTCCGTTTTTATAGGTAATGGCATTATTTAACTAACGATTTTAACTTTTTATTTTCAAGGTGGAGTTCGTCTATTTTAGTTTCTAACTCCTGTACCTTTATATTTAATAATTCTATTTCTGACCTCAAGTCATTTATAATTTGAGAATATAATAATATAGATTTTTCCAAGTTTAATAATATAAGATTATCGGTCTCCGCTTTTGTTTTTCTTTTGCCGGCGAAAAACGAGGCGATACTCGTTATTACATTACTCCCTAATATTGTTAAAATAGTTTCTATATTCATAATATCTTTTATTTACCAACCACAACACGCCCACGTAGGATCGGAGTATATTACCGAAGTCAATACCCCACTACCAGGCCCAATCATTAGGTTCTGACTTCTAGGCCCATTATTCAAGTGAATACCACTGAAATAGTTTTTTCCAAGATGCGGACGCATCCCGTCAGTAGAAGTATAACTATAAACCAAAGGATAATTAGATTGATTAAAGATAATTTCTTCAATCATTCTCCTCTCGAAGAATTGAGACCTATTATCAGCCCTCGTCTGCATATACTCCATCTCGGATATAGTAATAGTTTTTTCCGAACCATTAACGATGCCGTTGTTTTTAATTCTCATAAAAATTGATGGCAAAGCCTCTGCGTAAGCCGCCCAAATAAGTAATGGTTGGCAGAAGTATTGAAGGAAATTACTATTGATAGTAGTTAAAGTATTAGTTGAGACCTCATCTAATAATTGAACGTAATAACGTCGTCCTAGTATGTATTCTAACTTGGTTTGTTGGACTACTCCGATGAACGGCAACAGGACTGCTGACGTACAATTTTGGTCTATGTCAGTGAAGTTCTTGAGTTTATTCTCCGATATAAGTAATACATTTTGAGGGACTAATGCTTGAGACATATTATATTAGGTTAAAGTTTCGTCTTTTATTACATCAACATTTTTATTGACGTTTATATCTTCAGTAGGTGCCGCATCCTTCATAGACACCATCTCAAATTGTTTGACTTCTATTTCCGTAGGAACTCCTGCGTCCCTCAAGGTAAGTAATTTTTGGAAGACGATTTTTATTTCGGTCTGTAATGGTTTTATAACTAAATGTTGGAAGTGATCTTGGGCTTCGAGGTGGTCAGCTGTCCCTAATTTACCTGGCGTCATAATGCCAAGTAGTTCAGGTGATGAGATTTGGTGTGCGGTTAAAATTGCTTCTTGAACCATCGAGTTCAACTCCACCCATAATTTATCCGAC